CTATTGCAGTCTCCGGGTCGCAACCAAACACGATGACATGACGGTCCCGGTCGGAGACCAAGACTTGTTTAGCAACGGTGGGCGTCTCAGCGTCTGCACCGGCCAAAGAAGACAACGCCGTCGCACGACTACTACCCAGGGTATCCGTGCTGGTGTCCCATAAGAAGATGCCACCGTCTCTGGCGTTAAGTAACAAATCCTCGCCAAAGTTATCCTGGGTCCAAATACGAAGCGTGTTCACCGTGGTGAGCGTTGTGGCTGACCCCCATGTGCCTCGGCCCCATGTTCCTGCACCCCATCCGCTGCCGACAACAACGTTAGATAGGCCAACGTTTATCTGATACGCGCCAACTACGCTGGAGCCACCGTTCCCTGTATCGGAGCTGTTAGCTAGAACAGGTGTTGGGCTTAACTGCCCATCTACGGTGATATCTTTGATAGAGGTTCCGGCAGCCCTGGCAGAAACCTTGTAGCTGTTGTTATTTACGACTTCGGTTATCTCATATTCCTGGTTAAGAACATTTGCGGTGATATTGCCACCTAAAGAAGCAGCTCCGCTAAACGTAACAAAATCACCCTGCGCTGCACCGTGGCTGGTGTCAGACACAGTCAAAACGGCTGATCCGTTGGTCGCGGCAAATGTGACGTCGCCCGCAGCCGTGGTGGCTCGAATAGGCGTAATGTCGTAAAACTCGCCGCCTTGATTTATGTAGAACTTGAGGCTTGTACCCACACCCGTCAGTGTCGTCCCGCCCAAAGTTACCCAGGTGTGCAAAGAGCGAGCCGTGCCAAGAAAACTATTGTCGCTATCCCTCTGCCACCCGCCTATCTTTTCCGGCATTCCGAAACGAAACCTGACTTTGTCCGAGTTAAACCAACCGCCCTCGTTGCTATACGAAGTAGTCTCTCGATTTACGCCTGGTCTGAACTGTAACTTTGTAAGAGGCATCACTCTACCGCTACGCTAGTAATCGCTAATATCACTACAACGGAAAAACTTAAAATCCCAAAAATAACAGCGAGGTCTATCATCGTTGCTCTGTTTTGGGCTTTTTGCCTAGCCGCTGCAATGCGTAAGTTCCGTATCTTCGCTCTTTCACGAATCATGTCGTGCCAGAGATTTGCGTTGCCCGTCCAGTAGAACAGGTCTTTCAGTTCTTTTTCTAACTGTTCTGCTTTCTTCTTCTGTAGGGTTATCTCTAACGCCTGACTCTCAACAGACTTACCACCAAGCAGCTTTTCTATTTTGCTGGGGTTAATGGCTTTCTGCTCAAGTACACTAACCTCTTCTCTAGCATCCCAGAACTTACTCAAAGCTCTGGTCATGTCGCCCAGTTCCCTACCTTCATTTACCGCCGTTTTCATAAAGCGGTATGCAGAGGCGCATATCTGTACTGCTGCTACGATCTCTGCTGCCATTAGTAGATTTTCACCCCGTCTTGAGTCGGGTCTACCAGTATTGGCTTGCAGTATGCTGTGATTGCTGCGGAGGTACTGGGTGAACCTCGCTGTCTTAGTTTTGCGGCAAAGCTGTTACAGGTGTCGATACTACGAAAGCACATAGCCTCACGACAATCATCGTTGGCTACTTCCGCACCACCTATCGTCATTATCAAAACAAATACGTGAATCACAGCTCATACTTCTTACTCAGGTTCAGTAGGCCAGCTAATGTCGTGAGGGAAACCAGATTGAGCAGGGACATCCCGTAGTGCTTGACGGTATGTAGTCCACTCAGAGGACAAAGTTAGATCACTCGATGCCCGCCAATCTGTTTTTGCCAACCGCTCATCACGATCTGCCCGCACCGCTTCTGCTGCATTAGTGTCCAATTCTGCTTGATATGCAGTTTCCTGCTCTGCTTTCGTTGCCTCTTCGGTGTCGGCAAACATGTCGCGTTCTACCCACTTCTGCACCCAGTTCCCACTACTGTCTTGTTCAGCACCGTCCCGAACCACAGTTTTGTATGCAGCAGAAGCCTCCGGCTGCGGAGTCTCAAGCACCGGGTCGATACCAAGTGCTTCGTACACGTTTTCATTCCAAACTTTTGGAAGAGAAACATTTGGATTGAGTTTACGGATTTCGCCTTGAGATTTTAGCTCACCGCTTGATCGTACTCTGTATTCCATAAGTCACCTATGCTATCGCTAAAAATATATAAGTCCCCGCAGTAAAGCTAGACGTAAGTGTAAAGCCTGCGTTAAGCGGGTCTATGTAGTCTGTGTTAGTTACCTCTACTGCGCTACTGTTCAACAGTAAATAAGGGTCGTTACCTGCAATTATTCCTCTTAGACTGTCCCAATAGTACCAATCACCAGTTGAATCGGTTCGCTTAATCAAAACAAATCTAGCACCCGCAGAAAACCCGCAGTCAACATCAGTTGTTCCAGAATGAACAACGGAGCCTACCTTGCTCACTCCTGTCACTGTGGCGAATAAATAAGCAATGTTGTTTCCATTATTTGCTTTTAGAAAAAATGTACTCGCATTAACAGACGCCCATCCTGTGTCTGTAGCTGCTGCGTTTGTAGTATGCGGTTGAAGATACTGGTTGTTGCCTAGATAAGAGTGATATGCCTTCCAAGCGTTTGTTCCGTTTCTTTGCTTAATAATTGCAAATTCTGGAGTTACACCAAGATTATGTGCATGAGTAGAAGTTTGGTCAGCAACGTAAGCCACCACATCTAGAAAACCCGTAGCACGTTTTAGATGGTAGGTTATGTGAGTCCTTCCTCCTGCTGCGGAGGTGTAGTAGTAAATTACGCCGTTATACTCAGCGTCAACGCCCTCCTGAAAATCAAAAGCGCTGTTTGATGCGCCATCACCTGCGGGTTCTGCTGCTGTACTGTTTGTTAAAAGAGACGCACCCTGTCCTCTAATTCTGTCAAAAACATGAACGCCGTAAGAGGAATTGTTACGCGATTTGTGCATAAACAAATCTACAGGAAAACCAGAACCACCATTAGACCCACCATTAATAATAGTTCTGTTTGAAGCTGTGCCAGAGCCAGACGTTAAACCAGTGTCCGAATAAGCATACGGACTGAAAACATCCGTACCCGCTTCAGGAGTCTTCATTGGTCTGCGGATTGCTATGTAGATGTAGGTAGAACCGTTCGCGTTATTAGCTGTATTGGTTGTCGCTAACTGAAAGCCCGTAGCAGTAACATTGATAGATTCTCTTCCTGCATATTCTGCGCCACTTGATGAAGGGTATAACTCCGCATCGTTTGAACTAATTGCAGTCAAACCTCTCATGCTGTCATACATATACCAGTTACCTGTTGAGCCAGAAGATGCTTTTATCATCAACAACTGCGGCTCAAAGCCCAAGTTAATCTCTGGCCCAGTTGTGCTTCCATTACCCGTATAACTCCCACACTTGATAATCGCCTCATCACTGTTATCACCATATGATTGCTCATCGTGGCCGAATAGGTAGGCTATATACGTTTTGCCGCTTCCGTTGACACTGTTGTACTGACTTACACTAAACTCCGTTGCAGTAGGAGCGGTGTCATTCATCATTTCAACACTATCTGCTCTTGCAGCAGTTGAATTTAAAAGAGTGTGATAATCCTCTGGTGCTGATGAGTCCGTTTCTCTGTGATACACATACCAAGGCTCCCCTGCCGCACTGGTAGACTTAATTATTATCATGCCCGGCACACTGCCTAAGTCATGGCTAATAGTGCGCCCTGCTGTTGAGTTACCCGTCCATGTTTGTATATCAAAAAAACCTGCTTGTTTTCGGAATGTCCAAGAGCAGTATTCTGCCGAACTTGTGTTAAGTTCAGTGGTGAATCCATTTGAATTGAATGACGCTAAACCATATCCGCCCGGATCAGCAGCAGCATTAGTTGAATCAGAATAAATGACACTATCGACGCCACGAACAGTATCTTGAAAACTCCAGTTTTCAGCACCATCTCGTCTTCTATAAATTACTAAACCACCTTCACCAGCAAGGTCTATGCCGTTGTTGATCGTAATACCTGAACCTGTGCCTGTGTAAAGATGGGTAGAAAATACATCCTCTACATAAACTGGATCACTAGCACCACCAGAAGCGGCTTGGAATAATTTATTAGCTGTGCTCATAGTTAGCCCATTGCTTGACCGGCAGTGAAGCCGTAGTAAGTTGTCCCGCCGTCATAAGTCACAAACACAAATACATCAACACCACCGGACGTTGCAGTTATAGTTGGTGCAGTAGCTGCCGCCCAATCGACACTACCGGGCCACGTAATAGTTCTGGCAGAGGAGTCTTGAGTAACCTTTAAACTAAACGCACTAACCTTGCCAGATGCGGCAGGGTTGCTAAATGTGTAAGTCACGTTCTCAGTAAGTGTATGGGTGAAGTTGTCACCATCTCTAAGATTAATTGTTGCTGCGTTAGAGCTTGAGGTAATAGCGGTAGACTCTTCTATCTTACCGTTATCGAAGGTCACTACACCGTTAGCATCTGATGTAACGATCCCCGATGCCTGTGTAAGACCAAGAGTGTCTGGAAGTTTTACAGTATATGTTGCAGCGGCGCTATGTGCTGGCCCTTGCACTGTTACCCCGTGGCTATTGGATTCGCAGTTAAAACGAATAGTGCCTGCATTTGTGTTACCGTAAAGCTCGGTAAAGCCTGTTCCGTTTGGAAAAAGCTGAATGTTACCGTTAGTGTCGGTGGACTTAACTGCGTTTGCGTCAATCTGAATGTTGTCTACATCAAGCTCATTGGCCGTTACCTGCCCTGCCGCTCCGTAGATAACCGCTTTAGAATTAACTACCGTGTCCGCGGTTGCCCCATCAACCAGGTTTAACTCAGTTGCCGTAGAGGTGACATCCGTAAGTTGACTAACTGCTACGCTAGGATTCGCCAAAACAACCGCTGCACCCGAACCTGCACCATCTAAATAAAGTAAGGCGGTCTTGCCGCTTGCAATGGTGACGTTCGCACCAGAGCCCTGGCTAATGTTTATTGATTGACTACCCGTAGTAGCGTTTTCAATAAGCATCACACGCGATACAGTATTAGGTAAAATTGTTAAGGTTCGAGTGGCCGTAAGGCTGGCACCAGAGGTTACTTTAAAATATAACGCTCGGGCCGGATCAGTTGCGCCGTCTGCTACCGTAGTGGTCGCATCTGCATCTGACGAGAAGGAGGCTTCGGTGTTGAAACCAAAAGCTTCACCGATCAGCTCTAAGTTGGTGTTGGTGCTTGTGCCCCAGGTTCCGCTTTCGTCACCTGTGGCGATTTCTTTTAACCGTAAATTGTTTACATAAGTTGCCATTGGTATACCTCTTTAAGCGGCTATTTCAACCCACCCTGGGGTTTGTGATGGGGTCTCTTCTGTCCAATTCGGGTTCTGAACAGGACCTATCTCACCCCAAACTATAACTCTTCCAACTTGCCCGGTTCCAGAAACACCCGATACCGGCGTGTTAGCGTCAGCGTTTACCGTCACCGAGCCAACTGTGCCCGTGGCTTGGAGCCCCGTAACAGGGACGTCCAGTTGTAGGTCAATTGTAACGCTACCAACTGTGCCCGTGGCCTGTAGCCCGGTTACCGGTGTAATCGCCCCGGCGTTTACAGTGACACTGCCTACAGCGCCTGTGGCTTCTAAACCTGTTACCGG